GTTGATGTTTCATTAATTATGACAGGTCCTGCAGATGCAGTAACTTCTTCATGGGTTACAACAAATGTTGCAGATGCAAGAAAAGATTGTATGGTGTTTGTTTCTCCCTTACAGGGATCTGTTGTTAATAACGCTGGATCTGAAGTTACTGCAATTACCACAGATCATGGTAATTTAGTTAAATCATCTTATGCCGTTATGGATAGTGCATGGAAATATCAATATGATCGTTATCGAGATGTGTTTGTATATGTCCCGTTGAACGGTGATATTGCTGGTTTGTGTGCGAGAACGGATAATACTAATGATCCTTGGTGGTCTCCCGCTGGTTTGACAAGAGGTATTATAAAAAATATTGTAAAACTTTCTTGGGAACCAACTAAAGCAAATCGTGATACGTTATATCAATTAGGAGTTAATCCTTCTGTAACACAAGCAGGCGCTGGTGTTATTCTTTTTGGTGATAAAACCATGCAGACAGTTCCAAGTGCATTTGATAGAATTAATGTACGAAGATTGTTTATTACTCTTGAAAAATCAATTTCAGTAGCTGCCAAAGCAATGTTATTTGAGTTCAATGATGAGTTTACGAGAACACAGTTTGTAAACTTTGTTACACCATTCTTACGAGAAGTACAAGGTCGCCGTGGTATTACTGATTTCAAAGTAGTATGTGACGGTTCAAATAATCCTGGAGAGGTTATTGATACAAACCAATTTGTAGGTGATATTTTTGTTAAACCTGCAAGGTCTATCAATTACATTCAGTTAAATTTTATTGCCGCCAGAACTGATGTTAATTTCACAGAAATTGGTGGTTAATCGTATAAATACTATAAACGAAAAGGAGTAATAAAATGGCAACAAGTATACATGATTTTCAAAGTCGATTTAGAGGTGGTGTACGACCAAATCTATTTGTTTGTAATATTATCCCTCCACAGGGATTTAACATGGAACCTTTTCAGTATCATTGTAAGGCAACGCAACTTCCCGGTTCAACTATAGGAAATGTTGATGTACCTTATCATGGAAGATTTCTGAAAGTTCCTGGTGATCGTACATTCGCAGATTGGACTGTAACAGTTTTGAATGATACAAGTATGTACATTCGTGGTGTTTTTGAAAAGTGGAGTGAACAACTTCAACATCATCATGCTAACATTCAAGTAGCTACAGCCGGAATTTATGGTGCTGCATTAATTCAACAGTTAGATCGTCAAGGAAGAACAATTCGTACTTATAAAATTACGAGTATGTACCCTACTGACATTTCTGCTATTGATTTGGCATGGGATACAAATGATACCGTAGAGGATTATACTGTAACTTTTGCAATTAATGAATTTACAACGGGTCAAGGTAATACCTTAGGTGTTGGTCAAGGTAATAGTTCTGTTGGTGTTACATTCGCAGCTGATAGTAATGGTAACATTGGTGGACAAATCTTTGGTAGTATTGGCTTCTAAATATATGAACATTGGGGGATGATTTTATCATCCCCCGAAAATTTTGATTTTAACAAAGGAAATTCTTTATGGCTTTTGAAATATTTGGATTTGAAATACAATCTAAAAAAGATAAAAAGGCTAAGACATTTGTAACTCCCGAAAATACCGATGGTGCAACAACTGTTGTTGATGGTGGAGGTATTATTGGGCATTACTTAAATGCTGAGGCTGATGCAAAAGATGAGAAGGTTTTGATTCAAAAGTATCGTGATATGTCTTTTTCCCAAGAAGTTGATGGTGCAATTGAAGATATTATTAATGATGCAGTAATACACGAAGATGGTGTACCCGTAGTTGCTCTTGATTTAGATAGTATAGATTTATCTGATGCTATCAAAGATAAAATTAGTCAAGAATTTACTACAATATTAGATTTATTAAATTTTAATAATGAGGGTGGAGATTTATTTAAAAAATGGTATGTTGATGGAAGATTATATCATCATATTGTTGTTGATGAAAACAGGATTAAAGATGGTATTACAGATTTAGTTCCTATTGATCCTTTAAATATTAATAAAGTTCGTGATGTTCAGAAAGAAACTGTTAATGGTGTTGAAGTTGTTAAATCAGTAAATGAGTATTATATTTACAATTCTGATCCTATGATGACTGGAAATTTTCAAGTAGGTCAAGCAGGAAGCACTAAACAAATAACAGTTGCACCAGATGCTATTTCATATGTTCATTCGGGATTGATTGACCAAGTAAAACAAGTTGTAATTGGTTATTTGTTTAAAGCAATTAAACCATTCAATCAATTAAGAATGATTGAAGATGCTCTGGTTATTTATAGATTAGCAAGAGCGCCAGAACGAAGAATCTTTTATATTGATGTAGGTAATCTCCCCAAACTGAAAGCAGAACAATATCTGCAAACAGTAATGAACCGTTATAAACAAAAAATGATTTATAATGCTTCATCAGGAGAAGTAGAAGATCAACGTAAACATCTTTCAATGTTAGAAGATTTCTGGTTGCCAAGACGAGAAGGTGGCCGAGGTACTGAAATTCAAACTTTGCCAGGTGGACAAAATCTTGGTGAAACAGAAGATATAGAATATTTTAGAAAGAAATTATATAAGTCTTTGAATGTTCCAATATCAAGAATTGAAGGAACTGATTCAACACAGTTTAATCTTGGAAGAGCATCTGAAATTACAAGAGATGAAGTAAAGTTTGGAAAATTTATTACTCGTTTAAGACATAAATTTTCTCATTTGTTTTGTGATTTATTGAGAGTCCAATTAATTCTTAAAGGTATTATTAAAGAAGAAGATTGGGTAGATATGAGAGATCGTATTCGTTATATATGGGCAAAAGATTCTCATTTTATGGAATTAAAAAATTCCGAAGTATTAAGAGATCGCTTTGAGTTAGCTGCACAGGCAGAAGAATATGTTGGTAAATATGTTTCTAAAGAATATGTAAGAAAAAGTATTTTACAGCAAACTTCTGAACAAATAGAAGCTTTGGATAAACAGATGGATCTTGAAAAAGCCGAAGAAGAACCTGAAGATGATTTTGGGGGAGATGCTGATGAGGACTTCTAAAATACAATCTATTTTAAAAGTAAAAACTCATAGTTTTATTGAAAATTATAAAAAGAATATGTTTAAAGACATATTACATGATGAATCGCCTTCTAAAAAAATATCTGCAGAAATGAAAGAAGCAATTCGTTTTGTATTTAAATATGTTGATAAAAAAGGTTTCGGACAAATGAATAAGTCCGTTATTATGGCAAGTAAAAAATTTAATCTACGACCTAACGATATTACTTCTTGGATTCAATCCGAAGAACTAGGTGAAAAGTTTTTTCTTGATATTATTAAAGATGAAAGGATCAAACATGACTGATATTAAAAGTAATGTATTAAAAAATATTTTAAATAAAAAACTTAATAAAGCAAAAGAAGGTATTACTCAAATTTTAAAAGATAAATCTTTTAAGGCTATCGAAGATTATAAAACAACTTTTAAATTTGATAGACCAGAAGTACAAGAACCAACGGTTTCAGATGAACCTAAAACACCAGAGGTAGAGAAATGATAACTTTTAAAGAATATATTAAATCGTCAGGCGAAAAACGAAGATGTGCTGGTGGTGATGGAAGAAGGAAAGAACAAAGAAAAGAAGCATCTGGTGATAAAAAAGCTTATCAAGCTTTTTTTAATAAGACATTAAAAAAATATGGTGTGTCTAGTCCAGACGAATTAAAAGGTGCAGATAAGAAAAAATTCTATGATGAAATTGATGCTGGTTGGGAAGGCGATAATGAAAACGACTGACGATTTAGTTGAAGATGTTATTGATGAAGTTTTGAGTAAGTCTGCAAGATTGAAAAGATCAAGATTATTGAAAGTAAAATCTTTTCAAATTGCTCGTAAGCGTAAACTCGCTATGAAGAAGAAAGCATCACCTGAAAAATTAAAAGTTAGAGCATTAAAAAAAGCGAGAGAACTAATTACAAAAAAGATTTTAAAAAATAGAAAAAAATCAGATTTATCTTTAAGTAGTAGAGAACAATTAGAAAAAAGATTAAGTAAAAAGAAAGCAGTAATTAAAAGAATCGCTAAAAAGATTTTACCAAAAGTTCGCAGTGCTGAGACTCAAAGAATAGCTAAATTAGGACAGAAAGGGTAACTATGAAATTAATAACAGAACACTTAAACGAAGTAGAATATATTACTGAGGGAAAAGAAAAAGAACAATATATTAAAGGAATCTTTATGCAATCTGATATTAAAAATCAGAATGGTAGAGTTTATCCTCATGCAGTATTGAAAAAGGAAGTTCAGAACTTTAGTAAAAAATATATTAATGAAGGTCGTGCTTTAGGAGAACTTGGACATCCAATGGGACCTGTTATTAATCTGGATAGGGTGTCTCATGTTATTAAAGAACTCTATGAAGATGGAAAGAATTTTATTGGTAAAGCAAAAGTAATGGACACACCTAATGGTAAGATCGTTAAGAATTTTATTAGCGAGGGTGTTAAACTTGGTGTATCTTCTCGGGGTATGGGAAGTTTGAAAGCTAATAAAAAAGGTGTTAATGAAGTTCAAAATGATTTTATTTTATCTACTGTTGATATTGTTGCTGATCCATCAGCACCAGACGCATTTGTTAATGGTATTATGGAAGGTAAAGAATGGGTATGGGAAAACGGTATTATAAAAGAAAGAGAAATTGATGATATGAAAAATATTATTAAAAAAGCAAATATGAGAGATTTGGAACAAAAAAAGCTTGAAGTTTTTGAAAAATTCCTCCAAAATCTTTAATATTATAAATATACAAGAAACAAATTACTTTTAGGAGATTAAAAATGGCAAAGAAAGAAACGCTCACAGATGATGGAAAACTTGAAGAGGTTGATATGGAAGAAGTGAAAGAAGCTGCTAAAGACGATAATAAGAAATTAGGTATGCCGGCTGTAGATGGTGAAGAAGGCCGTGATGAAAAAGAGAATGCTGAGATTGAAGGTGGAACAAAAAAAACGGATGGTGGCCTCAAAACTAAAAAATCTAATGCTTCTGCTAAAGCAGAAGGTAAAGTAAAAAAAGAAGAAGATGACGAAGATTACGAAGATGATGACGAAGATGACGAAGAAGAAATGGAATCTAAGACCAAGAAAGAAGGTAAGTCTAAAAAAGAGGGTATGCCACCTTGGTTAGATAAAGATAAAAAAGATGATGATGATGACGAAGATGAAGATGACAAAGAAGAATCTAAGTCTAAGAAAGAAGAAAAAGAAATAGATGTTGATGTTTCTGAAGATGTTTCTGCACTTATAGACGGTGAAGAACTTTCTGAGGAATTCAAAACGAAAGCTGCTACAATCTTTGAGGCTGCTGTTAAGTCTAAGATTGCTAAGATCCGCAAACAAGTTCGTGAAGAATCCAAGAAAGATATGGAAGAAAAAACAGAAAGCATCCAAAAAGAAATGACCGATAAGATGGATGAGTATATGAATTATGTTGTAAAAGAATGGATGGAAGAAAATAAACTCGCTGTTGAACAAGGTGTTCGCAACGAAGTCACAGAGAGCTTTATTTCTGGTTTGAAGAAGTTGTTTGAGGAACATTACATTGATGTTCCAGCAGAGAAGGAAGATGTCTTTGAAAGTCTTGTACAAGAAGTTGCCGAACTGGAAACTAAACTTGACGAAGCTACTCAAAAGCATATGGATACGGTGAAAGATTTAAATACTTATAGAGCTAAAGACGCATTCCGAGATATAACAGAAGGTATGGTTGACACGGACATTGAAAAAATGAAAGAGCTGACCGAAGATGTTGAGTACGATACTGATGAACAGTATAAAGAAAAACTAAATATTATTAAAAACAGTTACTTTAAATCAGACAAGAAACTGGATAAAGATAATAAGGCTACAGCAGCAACAAATAAAAAAGTAACCGATGGAACAGGTGATAGTTCAATGGATAGTGTTATGGCTGCAATTTCTAACTTAAAGAAGTAACCTTATTTTAAATATATGGACAAAGTGAATGTGAAGATGTTCAAATTAAAATTTTAAATTAATAAGAAGGAGAGATACAAATGTATTTATCTGAATCAATCAAGGAAAAATGGGCACCAGTAATGGAGCATGCCGATCTTCCTGAAATTAAAGACTCGTATAAGCGTGATGTAACATTGCGTTTGTTAGAGAATCAAGAAAAGTTTCTCGCCGAAGAACATTTGGCAGAAGCTGCACCTGCTAATAGTTCTGGCAACTGGGCTCGTCCTGGTACGGCTGGAGAAGTTTCTGGTGGAGTTGCAAAATGGGATCCGATTCTTATTTCTCTAGTACGCCGAGCAATGCCTCAAATGATTGCCTATGACGTATGTGGCGTTCAACCAATGACCGGTCCTACGGGATTGATCTTTGCGATGAAAGCTAAGTATGATACGCAGGGTGGAGCAGAAGCATTGTTTAACGAAGCCGACACCGATCATTCTGGTGATGCTGGTTCTAGTCATGTTGCTATGGATGCTACAAACAATCCGTTTGATGGCACATGGACAACTGGTGAAGGCGTAGCAACGGCATCTGGTGAAGCAATGGGTGATGGTTCTCAAGCATTGAGTGCCATGGCGTTTACCATTGATAAAACTATGGTACAAGCTACTACAAGAGCTCTCAAAGCAGAGTATTCAACGGAACTTGCACAGGATCTTAAAGCCGTTCACGGTTTGGATGCTGAAACGGAACTCGCGAATATTCTTTCTTCTGAGATCCTCTCTGAAATTAACCGAGAAGTAATTCGTAAAATCTACATCGGCGCAACTGCTGGTGCTACTTCTGAAACTACTGCCGCTGGCGTTTTCGATCTTAACACCGACTCTAATGGTCGTTGGATGGTTGAGAAATTCAAAGGTTTGTTGTATCAAGTAGAACGTGAAGCGAATGCTATCTCTATTGCAACTCGACGCGGTAAAGGTAACTTTATCATTACTACGAATGATGTTGCATCTGCATTGGCTATGGCTGGTGTTCTTGATTATGCTCCTGCTATGCAGCAGAGTGTAAACAATGATACTCACGTTAGCACAATGGTTGGTACGGTTAACGGAATGAAAGTTTTCGTTGATCCTTACTATGTACACACTAACGAGCATATGCTTTGTGTTGGTTATAAAGGAACTTCTCCTTACGACGCTGGTATGTTCTATTGTCCTTACGTTCCGTTGCAGATGGTTAGAGCAATGGGTGAGAACACTTTCCAACCGAAGATTGCTTTCAAGACTCGGTATGGTTTTGTTTCTAATCCATTTACGAGCTTAACAACCAACTCTTACTATCGTAAGGTTAAAGTTACAAACTTGATGTAATTCAAGTTTTTTCTTAAATGAGGGGGATGGGGACTTGTCCCTATCCCTCTTTTTTTGTTTGGAGAACAATATGAAAAAAATATTACTAGCCTGTTTGTTTTTGTTATTTTCCCTTCCTGTTGCAGCTGCAGAATTATTAATGTTTAGTAATCCACATTGTAGTTATTGTCAATCTTTTTTAAACGAAGTTAAACCAACATACTATGAAACGGAATATTCAGAGTATCTTCCTTTGAAGGTAATTACTATGGAAGGTGATATGCCGGAGTGGATAGCAAAAGCTTTTGATGAAGGTCGTTTACAACCAATTAGAGAAACACCTACATTTATTATATGGGATGATAAAGAAATTGCTCGTCTTATTGGTTATAGAAATAAAGAAACATTTTTTGAATTGCTTGGTTCTTTTATAGAACAAAATGAAACAGTTATACATAAACAACCAAAACATAGGCGTAGTGTTCCACATCAACAACATCCTACTGTTCCGTTTATGGCACCAGAGGGAGTTAATATGGCTCCAGAGGGAGTTACTAATTCTAAAAACATTTTTGATCATACTTATCAAACACCATTAGAAGCATTAAAAGCCGCAGAGTGGTTGCGTTGTGGGGGAAACATTCATTATCATAAAGATGAAAAGGTTTGGATGCCATGTTCAATGAAATAAGATGCATGAATATAAAACTAAAATACGAAGAATAGTAGATGGTGATACCGTAGATGTAGATATTGATTTGGGTTTTGGTATGATTCTTGCCAAGCAGCGAATAAGGTTGTATGGTATTGATACTCCTGAATCCCGTACAAGAGATAAAGAAGAAAAATTTTACGGCAAATTGGCTGCCAAGTTTTTGAAAGAGCAATGTCAGAAAGGTTCATGTATTACTTTAAGAACCCATCTGGATAAGAAGGGAAAATATGGCAGAATATTAGGAGAGATTATTGTTGATGATGTGAATATCAATCAATTAATGATCGAAGAACATATGGCTGTTGAGTATGATGGTAGGTCAAAAGAGGAGATACAAATAGAACATCAAGTTAACCGGATGCATTTAAATAGAAAAGGCATCAAATATTCTTAACTTTTTCCTTGTATTGGGCTTTTCTTTATGTTATATTATGTATGTCGATTTGGTTTAAGTTTTCAAGTTACTTATTAATCCTAGTTTATAAAGAAACCATATAAACATCCAAGTAAAATCAAGTTCATGTTTTCTTAATCCATGCTTAGCTTTTTTTGGATTTGCATGAT